TAGAAAACGAAATTAATTCTAAACAAATGGATATAAACTTAGCTGATGCTAAGTCTACTGCTACAGGTATTGGCGGTATCATGCAAAGATCTTGGAGGCCTTTGATTGGTATGTCCTGTGCTCTAGCTATATTTTGGGAATATGTTTTAAAACAATTCTTAGTGTTTATATTGGCAGCGTTTAGTGTAGATCATGCACCTTTACCTGAGCTTGACATGTCGACTTTATTTCCGCTTGTCACAGCTTTACTTGGGATGGCGGGCTTGCGTAGCTTCGAAAAAAGTAAGAAAATTACGAAATAGTGGCTTACTTTGATTATGAGGTAACTAAGCTTATTAAAGATAAGATACAAGCATTGGAGGAAGAGATAACCTCGATGAATGTTAACTCTTTTGAAGATTATAAATATTGTTTGGGTAAACTTCATGAAATGCAAAAGTTTCAACGAGACTATAAAGAGATTATGGAAAGGATGAATAAAGATGAGTAGTTTAATACTGCCAGAAGGGCTTAAAAAAGCCGTTAATAAAAAAAAGAAAGAAGAGAATGAAAAACCTGCTATGGAAAGAGTTCCTCAGGCAACAGGTTGGAGAATGGTTATATTACCTTATAAAGGTGTAGAAAAAACAAAAGGTGGCTTGTTACTTACTGATAAAGCTATCGAGGAACAACAACTCACTACTAATGTGGGTTTAATTTTAAGTATGGGTTCTGATGCTTACGCTGATAAAAATAAATTTCCCAATGGACCTTGGTGTAAAAAAGGAGATTGGGTAGTGTTTGCTAAATATGCTGGCTCCAGAGTCAAAATTGAAGGCGGAGAAATACGTATTCTTAATGACGATGAAATATTAGCAAAGTTGAAAGATCCGAAAGATGTATTAACTATCTATTAAGGAGATAAAAATGACTGAAGAAAAAATGGTAGACCTTGACACTACTGGCGAGAGTCAAGAGGTTGAACTTCAAGAAGAAGAATCTACTAAAGAAGAAAAAGTCGAAGAAGAAAAAGTAGAAGCTTCCACTGAAGAAAAACAACAAGAAAAAACTGAAGAAGATGATTCTAAAGATGATGGTTTAGATAAATACTCTAAAAATGTTCAAAGAAGAATTAAAAAACTTCTAGACAGAGTAGAAAAAACTGAACAACGCGAACAAGAGGCTCTTCGTTTTGCAGAAACTGCAAAGAAAAAATATGAAGATTATGAAAATAAAATAAAGTCTCTTGATGAAAACTATCTTTCAGAGTATGAGACAAGAGTACAGTCTCAAATTGAACAAGCTAAAAAATCTTATCAAGATGCTTTGTATAATAATGATGTTAATGCTCAAGTTGAGTCTCAAAGAGCTTTAACAAGATTAGCAATTGAAGAAGAAAGAGCTATAGCTTCTAAACAACAAAGAGAGCAGCTGTTAAAACAACAAGAAGGCTTGATGGCTGAAAAACAACAGCCACAACAAGCTCAACCAAGACAGCCTGATCCAAGGGCTGAACAGTGGGCGGAAGAAAATAAATGGTTTGGTCAAGATGAAGCAATGACTTTTACTGCTTTAGCCCATCATAAAAAACTTTTAAAGGAAGGGTTTGATCCTAAAAGTGATGATTATTATGAGGAAATTAATGATTATATGAAGAATCAATTTCCCAATAAATTTAATCAAAAAGAAGAAGTGAAAGAAAAAGCTCCTCAAACAGTTGCTGGAACTTCACGGACATCAAAAACAAGCGGTTCTAAAAAGGTAAAACTAACTCCTAGTCAAGTAGCGATTGCAAAAAAACTAGGTCTTACTCTTGAACAATACGCAAAATATGTATAGATTGGAGATAATATGGTAAATAAAACGTCAAGATCTAATGAGACTAGGGAAAAAACAGCTCGTAAAAAAGGTTGGACTAGACCCTCTTCATTAGACGCACCCCCAGCACCTGAAGGTTTTAAACACAGATGGATTAGGGAATCAGTCAGAGGATTTGATGATACGAAAAATATCATGGGAAAATTACGAGAAGGTTGGGAATTAGTCCGAGCCGATGAGTATCCTGATTGGCAACTTCCTACCATTGATGATGGAAAACACGCTGGTGTGATAGGGGTAGGTGGGTTACTGTTAGCTCGTATGCCAGTAGAAACTGTTGAAGAGAGAAACTCTTATTACAAAAACTTAACCGAGAGCCAAAAAGAGGCTGTCGACAGCGATCTACTGAAGATTGAGGATCCTCGGATGCCGATCAGTAAACCCCAAAGACAAACCAAAGTAACTTTTGGTTCAGGAAACAAGTCGTAATCGGCACGGTTTGTTAAACGACCAATACTAACAACGTATTACAAAGGAGTAATATTATGGCAAATCAACAAGGAAACTTTGGATTTCGTCCAGTGCTAATGCTAGGTTCTGCATATCAGGGTCAAGGTCAACAACAAATGACCATAGCTAGCAACGAAACGAATTCCATTTTTATGGGAGATCCTGTCGTGTTAAACGCAAACGGATCAATCTCTCGTGGGTCCTCTGCTGGTGCTGAGCTTGTTGGTGTTTTCAATGGTTGTTTCTATACAGACCCAACTTCACAAAAACCAACTTTCTCAAACCACTATCCAGGGGCAATTGTAGCTGATGATATCGTTGCAAACGTAATCAGTGACCCAGACGTAGTGTTTGAAGTCAAATGTGACGATGCAAACGCTGGACGAGCGCAAGTCGGTTCAACTGCTAATATCGCAACTTATGCAGCAGGATCTACCAAATCAGGTATTTCAGGCGTATCAATTGACGGTAGTACATTTGCAACTAGCAACGCTTCAAACTTCGCTGTTTATGATCTTTCAACAGATCCTGACAACAGTGACTATACTGCTGCTAACGCTAACATTCTTGTTAGAATTAACAAACATCAGTATAGAGATACCACAGGAATCTAAACTATGGCTATATCTAGAAGTCAACTCGTTAAAGAGTTAGAACCAGGTCTAAACGCACTGTTTGGCTTGGAGTACGCAAGGTATGAAAACGAACACGCAGAAATCTTTGACAACGAATCTTCAGACAGAGCGTTTGAAGAAGAAGTAATGTTATCAGGTTTCGGTTCTGCACCATCAAAAGCAGAAGGTGCTGGCATATCTTATGACACAGCGGTCGAAGCATACACTTCACGTTATACACACGAAACAATTGCATTAGGTTTTGCAATAACAGAAGAGGCAATCGAAGATAATCTTTATGATCAGCTTTCTTCTCGTTACACAAAAGCTCTTGCAAGATCAATGGCAAACACAAAGCAAGTAAAAGGTGCTGATGTTCTAAACACAGCCTTTGCTGCTGCGGGTGCTTCAGGAACTAATCCTGGTGGTGATGGTGTATCACTTATTAATACACAACACCCACTAGCACAAGGTGGTCTTTTATCAAACAGATTAGCAACAGATGCTGATTTGAATGAAACATCACTTGAGCAGTCATTAATTGACATTGCTGCATTCGTGGATGAGCGTGGTCTTAAAATAGCCACTCAAGGTAGAAAACTTATAATTCCAAAAGAATTACAGTTTACTGCTGACAGATTAATGGCTTCAGCTTTAAGAACAGGAACTGCTGATAACGACATTAACGCAATCAGAAATATGGGAATGATTCCTGAAGGTTATGTAGTGAACCACTTCTTAACTGATGTGAACGCATTCTTCATTAAAACTGATGCACCTAATGGTCTAAAGCATTTCACAAGAACTGCTCTTTCCACAAATATGGAAGGCGACTTTGATACAGGTAACGTAAGATATAAAGCTAGAGAGAGATACTCATTTGGTTTCTCAGATCCTAGAGGTATTTTCGGAACTTCAGGCGCATAATAAATAATTAACTTAATAAGAAGGGCGTATGTCTTTGACTGCGCCCTTTTTTTATGTCAAAATATAACTTTATTAACCCTATGACCCTTCGGGGACTATTAACAAAAGGAGATAGACATGGGAACAACTACATTTTCGGGTCCAGTAAAAGCTGGAACGATTAAAGACACAACAGGAACTACTCTTGGCTCAAATGTCAAGAACACAGGTTTTGTTGTAATGGCACAATCAGCAATTGTTGATATTATTGGTGCTTCTCACTTAAACCAAGTGATAGCAACAATTCCTGCAAACTCACAAATCACCGATGTGGTATTGAAT